ACCATCTGTAGAAATACCAAGCACATTAGCAGATTGTCTAAAAATACCTAAGTTTGGTGAGTTGGTAAACGTGTAAGAGGGATTAGAGGCAGTTCCATTTGGGCCGAAAAAACTACCATCAGTAAGGCTGATAAAATCTAGTTTGTTTTGTGCATCAGCTTTGTAAAACGACATTTTCCCTGTCCCTGCTTCGTCTGCATACCACATATATTTATATTTTGTAGTTGGCGCACCACTTGAAAAGCCATTGTTAATACTTATGGCATCAAATAAATTATTTAAATCAGTTCTTACCGCAGAACCAGACCCATTATCTACTACAAAGTCTGAAGGTTTTGCCATTTTAGTTTATGTTTTTCCTATTATACTACCCTTCTCCATATCCAAAAGCACTATATGTAAAATCTCTTTGTACAAAGCTAGAGCCATTTTTAATACTGACAGTAAATCCTGTACCAGAAACATTGGTTACAGTGAAGAAATCACCATCAGCCATATTATTTATGTTTATTGAAACAACTGGATTAAATGCTGTTGTGCTGCCACCTATAGCAGTTGTTCCTGTAAAAAACTTTTTATTAAAAGTCACTGTAGTCGCACCACTGCCAGAACTTGTTAAAACACCATTTGTAGCATTTGCATTATCAATACTTCTTTCAGTTCTAGGTCTAAATATTAAATTTACTCCTAGTTCTTCTATATCTACATTCTCATAAGTGCTTTGGTTTTCCACTAAAACTTTAAATGATAAAGTTTGAGCAATAATATCTGTATTTGTGAAAGTTTCAAAGCTTGTACTAGCTGTTCCTGTTTGACTTTTTGCGACTTGAAATATTAAATCAGCACTCTTATCAACAACTGTTGTACCTGATGTAAAAATATCAGGCCAATCATCCATATCATCTGTATATGAATCCCACAAAGTCGCAGTGTCAAATCCAGATTTTTTAAAATGTGGTTCAAGATGTAATCTAAAAGGCGCACCAAGATTTATATCATTTGCATTAAAAGTGTATGATCCCGATGTAGAAATTCCACTAATAACATCATCAATATTATTAAAAGTAGTTCCATCTGCTAAAGCAAGAGTATTAAAATCTGTAATTGAATCAATCGTTGTACCACTGTCTAGCACTAAGCCATTAACTGTGCCATCTAGTCTTAAATTATCTTTTGTACCAGAAAAGCTTGGATTTTCTCTTATTTGTTGAGCAAGTAAATTATTTGAACTTATAGTTCTATTTACTACAACAGATGTAGCAGTTTCGGATTCGTTGCCGTTTACATCAATAAATTTTAAAAAATATTCTCCGCTTTGAAAATCATTAAAAACAATTTCATTAATATTGCCATCAACACGTTTTGCGGGATTTGAATCTTGTAAAGTTGCAGTTCCATCAGTTATTAGTGCTAATTTTACATCTACAAAGCCACCGAACAGAACATCTTTATCAGTTGCACGATCAAATTTTAAAATTAAATTATCACCACTTTCTTCGGCTCTTAGATTACTTACTGCACTAGGTTTATCAGATAATCCTTCTGCTAATATTGTTCTAACAGATCCAGTTTTACTTACTAAATGTGCTGTATTAACTGACTTAACTGTAAATTCATAAGACCCAGCAGCATTATTTATTAATATAAATTGATTGTCAAAAACATTTTGAGTTTTGCTTCGAGAATTATCATGCTTATAACTTACTTGATATCTTTTTGCCCCATTAACATAAGCAAAATTTAATACTATTCTGCTTGTAGCTCTACCATTCACTACAATTAATTCTTCTTTTAATTCAAAAATCTCTGGTGGGTCTAATGTATCTAAAAGTGTAGAAGGGGCATCTCCTTCACCAAAATTACTTGATTGATCATCTATATAACTATATTTATTATCGTCATAAGTAATTGCTGTAACAGTAAAAGTAAAATTATCTTTTTGTTTAATGTTGGTAACTCTAAATTTTCTGTGTTGAATATTTTGTGTTTTAACAGCCCAAATCGTACCAGCTTGAGGTAGCTCATCTGTAGAAAAACTACTTGATAATGTAATAGAACTGCCATTTACTCCACTAATAGTTTTCTCTTGAACATTACCTTTCTTATCAATAATTAAAAAAGTATCACCAATAGTTCCAACTGTTGTATTTGTACTATCATCAACAACTACTACTGTTGAACTAGTAACAGAATTAATTCTTCCGCTTGCTCTAAATGTCTCTTTTAATCTATCTGCAACTTTAATTATATCAAAAGGTTCTAATATAGCTGCTGCTTCTAAACCACAATCAAAAGTAATAATTTCTGATTCAAATAATGAAGTATATAAAATAGTTCGACCTAATCTTTTTGCTTGCTGTCTGTCTGTAGTATATAAAGCTGATATGTTAGTTTGATTTAAACCTAATTTTGTTATCATAGAGGGTTCTTCTATTGATATCAGGTCTAGTTCTTGTATGTCGTTATTAAAGTAACTGACATTAATTTGTGTATATTTTTTATCTTTGTCATTACCAGAATAATTAAACGCTCCATCAACAACATTTGCATTAGTAAACAAATATGAAGTAACAGTTTCTGGTTTATCTATTGCAATTTTTATAGAACCATTCTTGTAGTAAAGAGTAGCCCTCATTAAACTTGCAATTTCTTTAATAACGTCTAAGGCTTTTTTTCTTCTATTCAATACACCATTAAAAGAAAATCTAGGCAAACCAGTATTATTAAAATCACAACAATATTGACTAGCAGCAAAAAAAGATGCAGAATCAATTTTAGAATCTTCTATATTTAAACCATAATCTTCAGTTAAAAGTGCATACAAAATCCAAGCTGGGTCTGTTGTCCAGAATTTACCATTAGATTCATTTCTTACTCCTGTTAACGCTCCGAAAGTATATACTGATGGGTATATGATTCGACCTGTATTAGCGGTGTCAATGGTTACTCCTGTTGGTATTCTGACTTTAATTCCTCTTATAAAATATTTTCTTTGAGGTATGTTTGGAAACTGTTCTGCCGAGTACCTTAATCCTATGTATGCACTTTTTGGAAATGTAGCATTTGCTTGATTTAAAGGTATAACACCTTGAAGCCCAGAAAAGAAAAATTCAGTGAATCTTCTTGTTCCTTCCTCATAAATATTATTACCCCTACGTCTAGTTTTACTAAAAGGACTTCTTCCTAAGGCAGAATCTCTAAATTCTTGATCAGACCTTAAGACATCAACACTTAATGGGTAATTATTATTAATAGCAGTTAAATCTTGATGAATACTTACTGGAATTTCAAGTCTGTAATCAACACTGTATTGCCCAACTGAAATAGTGTTCTCCAGAACTTGTTTTCTTTTAATTTCTATACCGTCTTTATTTCTTATTCTCAAAAGTATATCCACGCTGCCAGATTCACCTTTAAATTCACCACTGTTTATGCCCAGACCTACTGTACTACCGTCATCTGCACTTAGTTGCCTTAAACTAGGCCACCTTAAAGTTATTATTACTGCTTTTGGTGTGCTATTAACGTCAACACCAGCATCTATAGTACCTGTTACTTTATTGAGTTCAGCATTTCCATTGTTTAATACTTTAGTTGAAGTTAAATTACCATTTATTTTAAATTCATTAACACCTGTCATTATTGGTTGGTTTTCGCTTCCTGTTCTTATTGCTAAAGCCGTATTTATTATATTTTCATTACCTCCTTCATCTCGTATTGCACGACCATCCAAAAAAATATCCTGTTGTGCTAACTGGATATAAGTTTTTTCATCTTCAGTAACTAACTCAGGGTCGTTAGCTGGTGAAGGATTTAATAAACTACTTGGTATTGCTAAATTATTTTTTGAAGGTGTAGAAAAACCTTCAATTTCTGCTCCATCAGAAACTAAATCAAGAAAAGTAAAAAATTGAACAGATTTTGAAAAATTATCTGGTAAATCTTCATTTAATTGAAAATTATTATTGCTAATTTCTCGTGCCATTTTTTTATAGGATTAAGGTACGTCTGGTTCTGGAATATCATTTACTTGTACTGTATCAGCACCAGCACTTATAACAATAGAACCTACTAAACATTCACCAAAAATCAAAGGGGCTGCACCTCCAGCCTTTGTTGTGTTTGCATTTTGATTGCTTAAAAAAGATGAAACTTGCGGATCTGCCTCTGGTGCAGATGGGGTTGGGGCTAATAAATCTGATAAAAATCCTATACCTACGTTAACAGCCAACATAGTTAAAGCACTTGTTACAACAGAAGACGTAAAGAATCCAGCTATTAAACCACCTAAACCAAAAATAAAATTACCAGAAATTAATGGAACTACTTTTATCTCTTCATCAGTTTGAATTAATATATTTGCAAAAGTAATATCTCTTTCATTAACTACGACACTGTAACAAGCATTAGTAAGATGTTCTTTAGTATTAGGAAAATTTACTTTTATAAAACTAAATACCTGATCTACAGTAAAAACATCTGCTTTAAATTCTTTTACACCGCATAATTTTCTTAAAGTGCCGTATAATTTAATTTTTTTGGTCATGTTTCCGCCTCCAAAAAGCACCAATTATCGTCTTGTACAGAATAAATATACCAATCAATCATATATAACTTACAGTTATTAATATCCGCCTCTGAAGGGTCTGCGCTGCCTTCCACATGAGAGTGTATTACTGCTAATACTTCTGCTCCATCATCTTCACAGGCTGCATAATCTAAAGGATCTATAGCAAAAGTAATATCTTCAGTTATATGTGAAGCTATATTTTTACAAGGATAAAATAATTCATTTCCATTTTTTTCTATCAACAACCCACAACCTTCTGCTGGTTTACAGTCAATAAAGTGTTTTTTAGCTTCTTCTTTCCAAATCATACAAAAACATAGCTCCCTACTGCTGGAAATCTATCTTTAGTTATTTGTAATCTAGGTATATTGAGACTTTCAAAGTCAATAGTATTTACAAGCTCAAAACTACAAATGTTATTATTTTCAACAATTTTTTTATTAATTAAAAACTTTTGTTGCTCTAGTTGTTTTGTGCTATCTGGTGTTCCATAAGGATTAATTTGATTAACAAAGTTTTGTCCATCTAAAAACTGTGCCATCGTTCTAATTCTTGTTATTTGAGCTTCTTGTAAATCATTGAAAGGGGTTATTGTATTTACTATCTGCAAGATAGTAGAAAAGTTTCCTACAGTATTAGCAAAAGTCATTGTTGGTCTAGCCATAACAGAATTATCACCTGACTCAAAGCCTTCAGCCTGACAAGCTATAGCAGCGTATGAATTTCCCTGCCAAATAATATCTGTGTTAATTTCATTTGTCCCGTTATGAAATCTGTACAAAGTGGTTGCTGTTGTATCTCCTGTCGCAAAATGAATAGGATCAAAAAGCTGTAATTCAAATAATTCAATAATTGTTATGCTATCAAGTTTTTGTAATTGTTCAACTGGTATTGTCATGGTTGAAATACCTCCTCAAATGTTGCTTGTATTGTAACTCTATTTAAATAAGTATTATTTCTAACATATCTCTCACAAATAAATTGTCTTGCTGTACTTGTTGCTGGTGGGGTAAATGTAAAACTTGCACTGTCTTTAGCTCTATCATCAAGAAAAGCTAAAATTTTATCACCATCAGATACAGAAACTACAAAGCTGAAATTATAAGTTTTTGGATTTTGATTTAATCCAAATGCATTTCTTGACTTATATCCATCTCCAAACTGTACTGTAATGTTTTTAGGTGAAGCATTTTCTACAGAACCGTATGTAGGAGTAGTCGCACCTGTAGTTGTACCAAGTGTTGAATCATTAAATGTAGCCATTATGTAAGTAAACCTCCACTACGTTTTTGTTTAACTATTTCTAACTGAACAGCAGTTGCAAGAGCTTGCCCAAATTGTTGCCCGTCACCATCGCTTTGCACATTTGAATTTGTAGCATCAACACTGATACTGATATTATTCGTGATGTTTGACCCACCGATATCACTATTAGGAATTACAGTACCAGCAGAACGAGGCACAAATAATTCGGGGCCTCGCTCACCTACGACTGAAATTTTATTTACAGGGGGTTGTCCACCATTTGCAAACAAGCCACCAATAATGCTACCAACAAATCCTCCAAAACCTTTACCCTTTTTACCTTTGGCAAAGTTTTCAGCAAAACCACTAAGTAACTTATCTAATTGAGCATCTATAATTTTATCTCTTATTTTATTTAGAACCCCTGCCATTGCTTCACCAAATGATTTTGCACCAGTTATTGCGTCTCTAAGATTATTTTTAATACTACTTTCAATTTCCTCACCTACAGCAGTCATTTTTTCTTTTAGTTTATCTGTTTTTTCTTGTTGTTTCTTGAGTGATTCTTCAGTTTTTTTGTTTTCTTCATTTTGTTTTTTCTTTTCTTCACTTATTTCTTGTTCTGTTTGTAAAATTTGATTCCTATTTTCTAGCTCTACAATATTTTTTTCTATTAACTGCTTTTTAAATTCTAGTTCTTTTCTGTTTATTACTCTACTTCTTTCAAGTTGTTTATTTATTTTATCTAATATTTCTTGTTGTTTTTCAATTTGTTTATTTACCTCTTCACTAGATCCTTCTTTTATTGCATGACTCAATTCTTTTGCTTCTCTTCTTGCTTTCATAAAAGCTGTTGCTAAAGCTCCAGCTCCAACAACAAGTAAACCTATTCCAGTTGTTGCCATTGCTATCTTTAAAGCACCAAGAGCAAGAGTTGTTTTTCCTATTCCACCAGCGGCCAACAGTGCAGATGCTTGTAAAGTAGTAAAAGCTCCTGATGCTATAAGGCTTTGGACACCTACTGCATTAACAGCAATGAACAAAGCTTTAAATGCTCCTGTTGCAATCGGTATAGCTAGGCCCAATAATTTAACAGCTACAGCTATCTTTGTTATTAATATTGCAGCCTGACCAGCATCAGTTTCGACAAATTCAGTAATTCCATTAATAAATTCAGTTAATAATTTTGTAACTCCTTCTACTGCTGGCCTTAATTCTTTACCAAATGCCTTTGAAAGATCATGTGTTGCATTATTAAAATCTTTAAATATTTGAGTTGGATCATTAGCAACTAATTCTTTTAATGAAGCCGCTCCGTCTGTTTCAATCTTTCTTAATGCTCTTAAGACAACATCACTGGTCAACTTACCTTCAGCAGCTAACTCTTTAAGTTTTCCAATAGGAACATTTAATTCATCTGCTATCGGTTGTAGTAATGTTGGGATCTGTTCAGATATACTTCTAAATTCATCACCAGCAAGCCTTCCTGAGCCAAGAGCCTGAGCTAATTGTCTAAATGCGTTTGATGCTTCCATAGTAGATGCACCAGCTAATTTGGCAGCGGTATTAAATCCAAAAAAAGTACTTTTAATATCTTCAACTCCGACACCCAAAGGAGCTAGTCTTGCCGTTATATCTGTAATTCCTTCAAGTGCTTCTGTCGAACTTAGACCAAAAGCCTTTTGAGCATCAGCAGCTATTTTTTGAGACTTAGCAAAAGTACCATTTGCTTTTGTTAATAGTCCTAGCCTTACGTTTAATTTATCAAAATTAGATGATGCTTGAACCGCTTGCCTTGCTACTAAAGTTAAACCTATTCCACCAATAGCATTTCTAAGACCGCCAAAAGATTTCTGTAAAACATTAGTTTGTTTCTGGACACCATTTAACGCCCTAGTCGCACCGCTGGCATCAACTCTTAACCTAACGACTGCTTCTGCCACAAATAAAAAAACCTTTACTCTATATTACCTTGAATTGCGTTTTTGTCGTTGCAATGCCCTTTTTTCTTCTTCTGTCTTTACTTCATAGTATCCAGCCCAATAAATAAGCTCTGCCTCAGTCATATTCATTCTGAGTTCTTGCACTGTCTTACCAAGTTCTGTTGCTAGGAAAAACTCAAATCTAAACCAGCTATCCCCTTTTATTCTTTTTTTGCTGTATCAATATCAAGTTTTATATCATTCAAGAAAAGTTCAAGTTCATTTAAAACTTTTTCAGGTAACTGTCTCTGCAATATTGGTGCATCAGACATATCAAAAGCTGGAGTTCCATCTTCTTTTTCTGCCATTTGACATAAAAGCTGTGTTGATACAACTAGAGCATCAGCATTAGGGCCAGCTAATTGTTGTGCTTTGACTCTTGCATATCTTGTTATAGGTTTGAAATAGATAGAAGTAATTAATTTACCTTGAGAGTTTTTTAAATCAAACTTACGTCTTGTGACCATTTCGTCTTGGAACGCACCAAGAATTATGTCTGCGGTTCTTTCAGTTGCCATAAATAAATGCGAAGAATTTTACTTTTAGATTGCGGATGTAATTGTGCCAGATGGCTTAAATGTGACTGTAATTGTGTTTACATCACCTAATGATGAGCTTTGCTCAAAGTTTGATACAAGACCGCTAAAGCTAATTTTTTGCGCCCCACTGCCACTATCAGGAAAAAGCTCAAAAGAAGCAGTAGCGGCGTCACCTGTTGTTAAACAAGCATCAATAAATGTTGCAGTCTCACCAGAAGCAGCGTTGTCATAAACTAATTCAGCAGTGCCTTCACCTTCAATTAGTCCACCTACAAATGATTTAAAAGTGTCACCTTGAACAGTTGTTTCTTGAATATCTTTGGTGATAGACATAGACCACGATCTAGTGCCTAATACAGGGTTTACTGAGGAGCCGCCATCATCAAATTTGACTTGCCCGACATCACCTTTTACAGCAGCCATAACAATAAAAAGAAAGATTTATAATTATATTAACCTTTTTTTGGTTTTTTTACAGCTTTCTTATTTTTCTCCATATATCTTCTACATTGTGGATCCCAATACTTTGGATCTCTTCTACCTTTGACAGCTTCAATGGCGTCAAGCATTTCTTCTGTAATTTCAATCATGCTGTTAATGTTTCATATATTTCAAATGTTACTCTTATTTGCGTTTGAAATTTACCTTCTGGACTAGGTTGTAATATCTCAGGGCCAACAGGCGGGTCAAATCTTACGTTTGATGCGGTAATCCTATTAAATAAATCTCTAATTCTTTTACATATTGCAAAATTAGATCCAGATCCTAACCCTTGCTCTGTAAAAATATTAAAAGTAGTAAGACCAACAACAAGATTTGTTGCACTGGTAGCGTTTCCTTGTGTAAGGTATTCACTCTGACCAAAACTAGTAATACATTGAATATATTTATCAACATTTTGAGAATCAAAAGACATATTGTTAAAAATAATAGGAATTATTTCGTTTGTCCTAAATTCATCCCTTAAACGTGTTTCGATAGTAGCTCTAACCGTATTTAAATCTGTAGCAGTCATCTTGTACCTTTTCTGAGTTGTCTTATAACATATTGTTCTAGTTCTTTTCCTATAAGTTCTGGAAATCCAGCAACAGTTTGCTGTCTTGTTCTGTAACGTCCTCCCCATGACGGTGGAAGATTTACACCAAAGCAAACTGGTTCTGCATA